CGGTTTCATATGAAACATAATTAGAACCTCGTCTAACTATCATACCTTTACTGCCATCCATATGTTCTACCATATCACCTACATTGAATATTCTTTCTTGATGATATTCTTCTCTCAAATCATTGTTTAAGAAATTAGTAAAACTTTCATATCGTTCAGCGATACCCATACCTTTTTTAACTGCATTGAATAATGCCTTAGTATCTGAATCAGATAATCTGACTACACCTTTTTTAAAACTATTGTAATCATTTTTCTTTGCCATTTCTCTCATCTTGGATGCTGACATACCCACAACACCTTCAGCGTCAGGATCTCTTTCACCCGATGATACTAATTTGATTGATTTGTAATTGTAATCACGACCGTTATATGTGTTTGCAAGTTTTTGAAACTCGTTTATTCTATCACTACCTGCAATCATAATTACGTTACCATACATACGATTAAAAAATTTAAGTATCTCTATGAATGTTCTTTGATTGCCACCTGCTGCCTTGATGTTATTTTGTGGAAACATCTTTTTCATAAACTTAACTTTTGTATTTACATCAAGTGGATTACTTCGTCTGTCGGTTGAGGCACTAGCATAAACAATGTGATTAGCATTGTTTTTTCTAGCTTCAGTTATCACCCTACTCATAAGTTTAGCGTGCCCTATGGTAGGAGGGTTGAACCTACCAAAAGCGAATACCAATGTGTTTGCCTTGTCTAATGCCTCATCGACCGCCCTCGTTTTACTTTGGGCGTGTTCTTTTTTTAGTGAATCAATTTCATCATCTGAAACTTCACCATCATCTAAAATCTGTTTACACTTTTTATAAAATTTTAAGTAGTGATATTTTTCTAACATTTTATAGATTACATTTTTAGGCAATCTATTCTTAATACCATACGTTTTAATTTCATCTGGTGTCATATCTCTATCGAATGCTGCTCGTCTATCTGTATCAAGTTCAACTCCGATATCAATAATATCTTTTATACCTTTTTCTATTTCTTCTAATTTTTTTGAAACTCTTGATTGTAAATTTTCTATATCATCTGGTGTCAATTCTTTTAATTCATCATAATCAATTATATCTCTTTTTAATTCACCCTTAATTAAATCTATTTCATCAACTTTCTTTTGAAAGTCTTTCATATACATATCTTTATCAAAGACAAAATCTTCAGGTCTCTTTACAAACTTTTGACCCTTAATACTAAACACAGCGTCTGCTTTTTTGTTTTGGTCATCATAAGTTTCCTTATCAGTAATAAAATAATAATTTACAGGATGTTTTGTGCCTGGTATTAGTTTACCTTGAATACTATCTGGACTTGCAGCCGATAGATATTTCTTTGATAATCTTAATCTTTCTTCTTCTCTTTTTTCTTCTGGTACATCAAACAATACATTGATATCCAAATCAGCGTCATTACGATATCTCTTTGTAAGAATAGAACCTATCAAAGAATAATCTAGTATAGGATATTCTTTTTCAAATTCTTCAAACTGTGCTGTAATCATATTCAACACATCAATTTTAATTTTTGGATTATCAGTATCTTCATCATCAAACACACCCGGTGCATATGTTTTTCTAGGTATGTCTATAATACTTTCTTTAAATGAAATTATTTTCATGTTATCCCTTTACCCAATCTTTTGCCATAGTGAAATTCGCTTTACTAAACTCTAGTCTGTCAACTAATTTAACAGCGCCACCTCTTTTAATTGCTACATAACCTTCTGGATTAGTAACTCTGTAACCATTTTTTGTTCTTAAAAAAGAACCAATACTTTGTATCTGATTTAACTTACCTAACAATAATGCTTTTGCTGTTTGTAAAGTTATGTAAGTTGCAATCGTAAAATAAAGACCATCTCTATTCGGTCTTAATATCTTCATACCTACTTCTAATATCTCTTTATATTTTTGTTTAGCAGCAGGTGTCTTTTTACTATCAATTTCTTTTTTCAATCTATCTCTAAAATACACTTCAAAATTATTTGCTAGTTTTGATGTGTTTGCAATAGGTGTGCCTTGTCTTATGTAAGTATTAAAAAATGTTTTCATTTGAACACCTAGAGATAAAGGTCCTTTATCTTTTTTCAGTAAGTCAACAAACTTACCTGCCTTATAAGCAGAACCTTCTGCCATTCTAATTATAGCTTCAAATCTTGATTCTTCGTTCTTGTCAAATCCTGCATTACCAACTTGTTTATATTTAGCGTCATCAAAAAATACATTCTTATTTTTTCTTAATCCTCTTACACTTGCACCAAAACTTGCTCTCATACTTCTCATAGTTTTACCTGAATATGATGTATGAAATATGATACCTATTTTTGCATTATCAATTTCTGTATAAATGTTTCTACCAAGTCCTAGAAAACCAGAACTAACTTTTGGTACTGCATATGTAATAGTGTTAGGTGTAAATACGATTGAGTCCTTACCAGCAACTTTTGCTCTTTTTTTATCATCTGTAAAGAGTAAGTCGCCTTGAAGAACACCTTTGATACCTAATGAAGGAAGATATTTAAGTGCTGTTTTTAATTTATCTGCTAACGCACCACCATGGTTTTTATCTATATCTGAATTAGTATAGTTTATTTTAGGTGTAACGTTGAATATAGATTTTGTGCCGACAAAGAACTTGCCATTTTCTGGATTGATACCACAAAACACAGCTGGCGCACCGTCCCATTTTACTGAAACTGTGGATCCACCTGACCCGCCTTGCAACATTTTTTTGATGGACTTTAAAAATTCAATCGAGGTCTTTGCCCCTTTAGTTCCATTATTAATTATTTCATCTTCTAAATGTTCAAGGTGTGTATTTCTATCTTCTATAAGATATTTTTGAAAACCTTGCATTTAACACTCTCTCCATTTAATATTATCATAGTATATTTATATTATATCACATTTCGGTACCGTGGTCAAGCACTATTCTCCACATTCTTTTTCAAGTACAGCCTTAAATTGTGGGTTTAAAGACCCTTGAAATTGTGGTTGTGGAGTAAATTGTCCCTTGTACCTAATCTCTAAATCTAGTAAAACTAGACCTCCTCTTTTTAGTTGAAAGAATAATTTAGCAGCATCGGATGTTGCCATCTTTTGTTTGTCAATCTCTATTGTATAGTTGCCTTTAAATTTTTTCTCTATTCTTTTTAATCCACATAATGTAGTTTTAAGTGGTATGATTGTAGGTTTAGATATTACTGCTAGACCTTTTCTCACATCACCTATAGCTGTGACTAGACTAAAATCAAAGTCAACACCGTTTAAATCTTTCTCATCTAATTCATCAAATAAATTTACTTTTAATATTATATTGATAAGTCCGTTTGAGAATAAATCAATATTGTCATTCATTATTTTTACGAATGATTGAAATAGTTTATTCTTTTTATCTGATAATGCTTTGTTTACAAAGAAACGCATTGACTTTGGATCTCTGGTATCTTGCGATAAGTACCCATCATCTGCTGTTGCATATCCTTTAGTATCAATATATGCTCTATCAAATTGTGTTTTATCTCTTAGTTTTGCTTCAAATAATTCTTTATTATCTAATCTATCAAAATCTTTAATATCTTTTTTAAGTATTATCTTTTTCTTTACAGCTTCTTTAACTAGACCAGCAAAATAATCTATTCTAGTTTTAACTAGACTTTTTTTCAAACCATCAAATTCTTTACCAACTAGTAATGAATCAAATGCTTTGTTAATTAGTGTGGGATCAGCTGCTTTAACTTGTCTTTTTTTCTTTAGTGATATGCCGTAAAACTTTTTCTTGTCACCTGTAACTATTATATCTGATGAATTGTAATCTTCAAAACCAAAAGCACTTACTCTAAATTTTTCAACTTCTTTTGGCCATACATTACCTGTCATATAAGTTGTAAGACCTTTTGTTCCTGTACCTATATACTTTCGAATACCGAGAGCAGCAGACACACCTCCAGCCATATCTTGCACTTTTGACTTATCATTTGGATTCATAAGGTCAGTAAAACCTTTTTTGATTGCATTGTTTCCAAATACAACAAATTTATCTAGGTTCTTTTTACTGTCTGTTATTAATCGCTGTAAGTCACCTTCTGTTTCAATTTTTTCTAACTCGGTAGTCTTATACATTAATGCAGCTGCCGTCATTATTTCTGAAGCTTCGTATGCCATTTATCTCTCCTACTGCTATTTATATTACAGTATGAGATAAAAGTCAAGCAGTTTGTGATGTTTTAAATACTAGTGATATTCTAAATTCTTTTGAAGCTTCATGTAATCCTCGTGCCACGTGTGGGATTCGGGCATCAAAGGTTACAACTCGCCCAGGTTTAGGCCAGAATGCTCTGATGATATTTGGTTCTGAATTACCCATAGGACCATATGGTGTATCCATAGAATATGCTTGTTGTTCGGCAGTTAGATTAGGTGTCCAGAACTCTATTGTGCCACCATGATGTGGTGTGATATTTGGATTCAAGTAAACTAAAACAGTATATTGGTCTGGTGTCCAACCATCAATGTGAATATCGCCAGGTTCTCCTGCATAGTGTCCATTCAAATAAACTCGTAATACTTTTAAATCTAAGTTAATCTTATCCCAGATTTCTTGCACCCAATCTTGTTCAATAGTAAATTCTTTTCTATCTTTATCACTACCGCCAAGATGTATATGCCAATATCCGTCTGTTTCTTTTTTCTCCTTTGCTTCAAAATTAGAGTACCAACCTTTCTTCCAGTCAAGGCCTTTAATTATCTTGTAGTATTTTTCAACTTCTTCTTTTGAAAACAAATCTGAAACACTAATGTTATTAGTCCAGTCACCAGTAATTGTTTGTGCTTCTTTATCCTTTGTCTGTGTTTCTAACATCTTACCTAATTCTTCCATTTAGTCCTCGTCTGTCATTGGATCCATGTCATCTTTGTATTCAGGCTCAGATGCTTCTTCATACAATACCATAGTAATCAAACTATAAATTGCCATGTCCATTAAGGTGTCTTTAATATTTTCTTCTTTAAATTTGAAGTCACCTTTCTTTATGAAATTACTAATACGAGCATACTTATCACCCATACGAATAACAGAACCTTGCCAAGCAGGTATGCCAGATAATTCTGACAATCTAAAGTTGGCAAAGATATCCTCATTCGCACCATAATCATGTCGCTTCTTATCATGTAATTCTTTAATTACATCTATAATTTCATAAAATCTTTTACTTTGTTTGTTCATTATGTATATTTCCTAATGTCAAATGTTTAACAACTCCTCCATTTGGTGCCCATTGTTGTGTTCTTTGTTGCATTTTTGCTATACTTTTAGCGTCATCTTCAAAGAGCTCTTCGGCTATAATACTTCCTGTTGGTTGCTCAATTACCAACCAACGAATTTTCTTATTTCGTTTGCTCATCTTAACATCATACTTTAAGACTTGCTTTTTTGTTCTTGCCATCTATTTCACCAATTGTATATCAGTTGCTGTTTGTTTACCTTTGTGTTCAGTTAATTCATACTGAACTGCCTGACCTATGTCAAGTTGTGTTATGTTTGCTTTTTCTAAAGCTGATATGTGTAAGAAAGCATCCTTACTACCATCATCAGGTTTAATAAAACCATAACCCTTCTTTGGGTCAAACCATTTAATAGTTCCTTGTGCCATTGTCCTCCTTTCTAAACTTTGAAGTCAGAAAACTGACCTAGTTTTTTAAATTTATTATTTGATGATATGTCCTTTTGACCACTATCAACCAAATCTGTTTGTGCGGATTGTTCTACGTCATACAATCTCATCTTTGACCTATCAACACCAACAATAAATTTTCTGTTAAGTGTCGGGTCATTATATCTGTTCTTTAATTGCTTAACCATTATCTGGTTCTTTTCTTCTAGTTCTTCACTTGATATTAGGGCAAACATGAAGTCTGCTGTTGCAGGTAAACCAAAACTTTCTGATGTATCTTCAAGACCTACATCACTACTTACATAACCACCTGCAAGACCTCTTAGTTCTTCAGCAATCGCTTTGATGTAAGTATAACTATTGACATTTGCACCTGCTTTAAATCTAGCAGATGAGCATATATTTAAATAGTCAACAAATATGATATCTGGTTTAAATGATTTCTTTAGTGCCAACTCACTAATTAGATTTTTGAAATGTGCCACAGAAGCAGAGGCAGTTGGATATTCTTTAATGATTAAAGTACCTGTTGTTTTGTTTTGTAATTTATTAATTTTAGTTTCATACATTTGATATGGTAATTCTTCTAAATCACTCATACCAACATTCAATAAGTTAGCGTCTATTCTTTCAGCGATACGTTCTTCTGCCATCTCTAAAGTTATATACAAAACATTTTTGCCTTGTAATAGTATAGAAGAAGCAAGGTGTGTCATAAACAAAGTTTTACCTACACCAGTACCTGCAAGACAAATATTCAAAGTCTTATTTGGTATACCGCCTCTAGTAATCTTGTTGAAAAAATCTAAATCTAATTCAAGTCTTTCTTCTTTCTTCTTGTAAAAATCAAATCGTTCTTTTGTTTCTACAAGATAATCATGCCCTACTTTTTGGTCAAACGATACACCTAAAGCACCAGATAATAACTCTGGTAAATATTCTGGTGTATGGTTTTTATCTTTGCCTTCTATGATATGAATACCATTTAATATGGCATTATGTATGGCACGGTCTTTACAAAACTTTTCTGTTGTTTCTACTAACCAGTTTTCATCAATAGGTTCTTTGTTTAATGTAGATAATATATCAGTAATCTTTTTATATTCATCATCATTAATACTTTTGTTACCATTGATTTCAATAGATAAGGATTCTTTTGTAGGTAAATTATTATACTTGTTAATGAACTTATAAATTTCTTTGAATAGTAAACCTTCTAACTTATCAGCAAAGTATTCTTCTTTGATAAATGGTAAAACTTTTCTAGCATACGCTTCGTTATACAATAAATTTTTAAGTGCTGTTCTCTCTATTCTTTCCATCAAGTTCCTTTTTCTCTTTTAAGTTATCATCTAACAATACCACAAGTATGTCACCAATGTGATTAATAAATTCTTGACTATCTGTATCAGCGTCAATTCTATTTTCCATAACAGTATAATCAAACTTCATAGGTAGAACACCATCAACTGCTTCTGATTCAGGTGCAAATCCTACTTTACCATATTTGTAAACTATGTCTGCAAATGGCCCACTAATTAACTTTATCGCTGTAAAGTCCTCACCAGGCTTCTCTACAAAGACATAATCTTCTCGGTGTTTAGGATTGGTCGTCTTGTGTTTCTTCGGAAGTTTCAACTACATCTCCATATTTAAATTCTGTTTTAGCAGCGTCATCTAATTTTTGCAATATATCTTTTGTAAAGTATTTCTCAGGATCATTATTAATCGTCTTACCAAATGTTTTACTACCATCAGGTAATTCTATTCTTGTTGATACTTGTTTAAAAATATTATGCTTCAATGCTAAATCTAATAAACCATAGTGTCTATCTAAACCTTTATCATAAGTTAAACGAACATCTACGACTTTATTTTCTTTTGTTAATCTGGATTTATAGTTTTTACAATGTATGATATTACCTATGATTTCTGTGCCATCTTTTTCTTTTCTCTTAGAAAGATAGACGATGGAACTAGCCGCATATTTGAGACCAGAACCACCACCCATTTCTTTTTGAGGGAACATACTACCGACAACATCATAAGTATGGTTAGTGATTACTAGAGGAACTTTTGCCTTACCTAGTTTTAATGTTAATACTCTAAAGGCAGCCTTGACTATTTGTGCCCTTGTCATATCTTTAGTTTCTTTACCTGCTTGTGTATCTTCCATTTCTTTTGTAGTTGATAACATACCTAAACTATCTAATACTAATAGTAGTGGTTTTCTATCAGCAGGGTCTTGAGCAATATACTTATCTAATACTTGTATTGCTTGATGTCTAAATTCTTGTACAGTAGTCACAGGCATAATTACCATACGGCTACTATCTATTTCTCGTTCTTCAATAATGTCTTTTGTAACAGCACTTTCACTTTCAAAAAATATTACACCACCATCTGGATTCTGGTCAAGAAAATTCTTACACATACCTAATACAAAGAAAGTTTTACCTGTTGCACTTTCACCTGCAATAGCAGTTATCTTGTTTGCTGGTAGACCTCTATGAATACTACCCCCTAATAATGCATTGAATATATAAGAACCTGTATCAATAAAATCTGTTACGTCACCTGACGCACCGTCTGATACTAAACTAGCATATTCATTACCAGTTTCTTTTATAATATCTTTTAAAAAATCACTCATTTTTTGTTACCTCAACTTTGTATTCTACTTTATGTTTTTCTGTTTTAAAATTTTCAGCATATTCTTTTTCTCTACGTTCACCACCTTCCATGCCATCAGTATAAATGGAATCTAATTCCCATTTACCTTTCTTGCCATTAATTGCTCTACGAAAAACTGTTACTGTCATTTAATTTATTATACACTATATATGATTTAATGTCAAGCGAAGAAGTCATCTAAAGTTGCCTTTCGGGAAGATTTAAATAAATCTGTTTGTGGTCCAAAGCACCAAACATTTTCTATAAAAATCTTATTCATAAATTCTGCTTTTTCTTTTTCATCTTTAAATAGTGTATCTGATTTTGGTCGTTGCATAATTCTCATACCAATCTGACCTAAAAATTTATCTTGAAACTTATCAACCAATTCATCACCAGAACGATATCGAACACCTTTAATTTTTGGATCCATAATATTTACAAACATAAACTTTGATACACTCATAGTTTTTTCTGCAACTGGTAAATAAAAATCATCACGCCATTTATCATACTCGTTAAACTTATGCCATGATTGGTCTTCCTCATGTTCACCACCTTTATTATATTCTTCGGTACTAAAGTATGGTGGACTTGTAAATGCAACATCAATGTTTGGTAATTTGTGATATGGCAAATCTTCAGCACCACATCTCCATATCTGAACTTTCTTAGGTTTAGATAAGAACTTATTGTATGAAGCAATCTGTTCTTGATATCTTTGATAAGTATTTGGATTAGGATCACAACCATAATATTCTTCAGCGTCACTAGCAAAGAAACCTGCAAGTCTATCACCCCAACCACAACTTGTATCTAAAACTGTTTTGGCATTTGTGATATCATAGATTGCTTTTGCAACAACTGGTTTAAA